CCTACGATAAAGTAATTGCAGCGCCAGTTAAGTCAACAGTAAATGTTTCACCGTTTGCCATGGTTATGCTTGAACCATAATCCCACCATGAAACCACTGGGTCGAGCGGTGAAGTAAGCGTGTTGTCATAAAGGACAGCATAACGAAACGAAGGTACAGAGCCTGAAGCTGTCAGAGTCAAGTCTTGAAACACAAGCGTATAAACGCCTCCAGTTTGCGAAGAGCTTGTCGTAGTGATGTTTCGGCTGGTTAGGTTCGTGTAGCTGATTTCCGTTATATCAGCCAATACGCTGTTTGCCGCTACGGGCGCGGTGTTTGTCAAAGCAATAGTGAACTGGTCAGTGTCAAGGTTAGCCACTGTCACCATGTTTTTAGCCCAGGCGTGAAATTTATTCCAGGTTGCCATTTATTCATCCGTTTCTATTCTTACAGTTTTTCCATTTGACAAAGTTAATTTTTTGTTTTTTCTGATTGCTGAAATAGCTTTTTCTGTATTTTTGATATTTGTTTCAGCAAAATTATTCATTATTTCACCTATCTTATTAACATTATCGCTTACCAAGATGGAGTTTTGCTCAATTTTTTGAATAGATTCTTGCATATTTTGCGCTAATTGATTTATCTTGTCTGGGGTGTTTATTTCCGATCGCAATTTTTCAATCTCAGCATCCTGATTTATTATTTTTCTAGCTTTCATTTCATTATCTAATTGCATCGACTCTATTTCTAATTGTTCTTTTTGGCTTATTTGTACCGGTTGCGTTTCTATTGGTGGAAGTATTTGTTGTTGAACAGGTTCAATTTTTGGCGCTTCATTGTATTCAAATTGACCTTGTTCAGCATCGCTCAACGTTTTAACCGTTTGGGCACGCTTCAACTCAGCAGATGCAATAGTTTCTACCGTATCAGCCCTAGCTTTAGCAGCTTTAGCCACAGCCTCTTCAGCAGCGGCCTGCAAGAATATCGCGTTCGGGTCTTGGGGTTTGCCCTGTAGCTCAATCATCATAGCTTGGGCTTCTTCTTCGGTCGGTTCAATAGCGCCGATTTTTACCAGACGCTTACGGAAAAAGCCTTGCAGTTCGCCGATTCCTTCGCCTTCCATATTCATCATGGCAGCGCTTTGTAAGACTTGCTGTGTTTCTGGGTCTGATGTAATGGCCAGCATTCCCGTGAGAGCACGTACAGTGGCGGCCTTTTGGCTTGAGCTCGAAGGTCCGACATCAACAGTCACATCATAGTTAGCCTTTGATATGTCATTTTCATAGACCATTTCGCCTTGCTCGTTGATGCTCGGCTTTAACATTTCGATAGTAGCCGTTTCTTTTGATGCTGTGACTACTTTCATTTTTTTGCGTTCGGCTGAGTATATGTCTTTTGCCATAGACAGCCAGACTTGTCCGCATCGCCTCATTGCCTTGGCAAAGTTGCTCATGTAAATAAATGCTTGCATATCTAGGCGCTGTTGTATCATTTCAACAGCCTTGCCTGAGATATTCGACACCATCTTGTCGGCCTGTTGTGGCGAACCCAATACGTCCTGCATGTCAGTTTCAGTTACTTGCAACAAAGCCGCCATGGCCGGTGGTATTTGTGGGCTTCGTGTATATCCAACAGGAGGAGCGGCGGTCTCGTTGCCGTTCATGTCCTTAATTGGATTGATGAGCAGATATGGGTAAGACTTAATGTTGTCTTCTTGCCACATCACCGTATGACCAGCCACCTGTTCAGGTGTGAGAATGGGCTTTTCTACTGAGCTGGCTGCGCTAATCTCGGCCAGTTTTGATAGCTGCATATTTTTGATACGTTGCGCATCCTTGGCTAAACGCACATGACCCATGCAGCGCTCAACGTTATCAATAAACCATCTTTTGCCATAGACCGGAATAATCGGGATGTTTTTACCTGCAATATAGCCGAAGTCTTCCAATACTTTACCGCCACTTAGCAGGTACTTTCTTACCTTTTTGGTTTTGAATCGCTTGCGCCTTACTTCAATTGAGCCAACTGCTTCAAGATTAGACAATAGCTGTTCGTCGGCGTCAAAGTCTGACTGTGTGTAGCGCTCTTCCTCGCCGATTGCATTTCGATAGAAGATAGCGACTTCCGACTTTTCCTCGACGCGGTAATACTCGGCGACATACACTACGTCCGGGGTTTCCCAGTCAAATTCAAGCTGTGTAATATCTTTTGCCCATGTTGCCGGGTCGTCTCCCCACGTGTTTTTATAGGCTTCGCGCTCAATTGCTGTAATAACAAAACAATGCTTTGCGTCGCTCTTGTCTTGTCTTTTTGCTTCCAAGTCAAAGAATACAGACGAATCTGCATCAAATATCGGTTCTATTCTAATGCGCTGACTGTCATCGTCTGGGTCTTCTTCATTTTCGTATTCTGTTCGTATCCGCCATGCACCAAAACCACCAGATACAGCCTCTTCGAATGCGTTATCGTAGGCCTCATCAGCTGTACTATCTTGCTCATCAGCGCGATACAGTCCATCAAGCATATCGGCTGTTTTCTTTTCTGTGTCGCCGTCTTTGCTGATAAAGTCAACCGTTATTCGATTGTTTCGGTATTCATTAATGATACGAATCACCGACAAGTGGATTTTATTGACCTCAAATTTTGGTTTGTTAGCGTAAACCTCAGCCAGATTTCCTTCCCATTGCGCACCAGCAATAGAATAGAATCGACGGTCTTGCAAGCATTGTAAGCGCTCGCTTCTTAGTGCTGATTGAATGGTGCTGAATTCAGTAAGCGCCTGAGCGTGTATTTCAGTCAGTCGCTGTTCGGTGGATTTACGTGCCATGCTTGCCCCTGTTTGCCGGATTTTCTACCATTTAGAGATAATTGGCAAGGGAATAACTGTTTGCGGTTTAACCGTTTGCGCTCGTCTTGCCCCTTCGCAAGCATACCTTAGAGAATCAATGACGTGGTTTTTCTTGTCCTCTAGTATGGGCAAGATTTTACCAGTCATCGGGTCAGTCTTATATGAGTACATTGTCAGCTCATCAATAGTATGAGTGCAACGCGGATGAACAATAATATCGTAAGACTTGAGCCACTCTATCCCTTCTTCGACTGACTTTGCGCCTTTTACGGCAGGCATAATCTTAGGAAATCCGTTTTTCCTCATGTGCGCAATTGTTTCAGGGCGTGAAGAATCGGCGGTAATCGGCCATTTTTCGGATTCTGGCACTGTCATAAATAGGTCAGGCGTATTAACAATCTCACAGCCGACCATATACGCCTCATAGTCAATGTATAGCTTGCGTCCAATAATATGGCAGCGCACAAGTACAGTCGGGTCTACAGCATAGCCCCAATCAGCGCCCAGCCTGTGAATTGCATCGGCTGGCGCGTCAAATTCCTCAACCATCCAATTCTTAAACACACGAGTAGAACTATTCTTGACGTACTGACCACGCCAAACGTGCGCGTATTTGTCCGGGTCTCTGTCTCTGTCATACTCCATTTCATCTCGTAATACATCCGGGAACCATGGATTGTCGTCAAAGTTGACCTCGACAATAACCGAGCCTGGCGGTACTTTGTCGCCTCTTAGCAACACATCTACCGGGTCAGTGGCTTCGCTAGGGTTCCAAGTAAACCACAGTTCAGAGCCTGGCTTTCTGATTGTCGGTCTTAGTAAATCTAGGCTTCGCTGGCTTAGACTTTGAGCTTCTTCCACCCATGCCCTGTCGTATCCTTCCAGAGATTTGATTGAATCAGCCGTGTGATTCTGCATCCCCTGAAAGATTATCAAGCCATCACCTTTTTTAGCTTTGATGACAGATTCTTGTATTTCAAAATAAGCGCCTGCATTCATCGACTCAATCTTGAGTTCTAATAGGCGTTTGACGGATTGGTTTAATGATTTTTGGATTTCACGGACACATACGCTTCTACTGTTTTGGTCTAGGATGTGTTCCTCAATCATCATTTCAGCGAATGCGTGAGACTTTCCCGAACCGCGTCCACCGTGCGCTCCCTTATATCGAGCAGGCTGTAATAATGGAGCCGCCCATTTGGGAGTTTCAATCTTTAGCGTTGTCAATGATTACACGCTCGATTTTCATGATCGCCTGCAATGGGTTGTCTGAATTACCCACATGCTCAGTTCGTGCCAACTTAGGCGCGGCAAACTCAGCCAGCTTTGCGAGTAAATCTAAGGCTTTGCCGGGGTCTGGCTTTATTTCTCTTTTTAAATCACCCTCTGCCACTATTGTTAGCCACTTGGCAACGTTATCGGCATTACCCTCCAACAGCTTATTGATCGTTTCCCTGAATTCGCGTGTGGCTTTGTTCGGTGTCCCGGCAGTTCTTCCTCCGGTCTTC